TAGTAGACATAAAACTACTTCAGTTGGTACTTCTGCTACAGCTTTAGTGGGAACAGAGTTTCCTAATTTTATAATTCAGAATAAATCTGGTGCTACAGTTTTCATTGGGGGTTCAGATGTAAGTACTTCTGGAGCAACTGCTGGATTTCAAGTAGTAGATGGGGCAACTTTTGAACCCGGAGTTGAAGCCTCAAAATCCCTAACTGGGGTGACAAATGACAGATTATATGGTATAGTGGCTAGTAGCACGGCTAATGTAACTGTATTGGTTAAAGGCAAGGTATTAAGTTGAAAAAAGATGTAAGTGAAATTTTACAATTAAAGCAATATGGTGAAACATATTGGGGGCCCGCTCAAAAAAGATATGATGACCTTATTGAAGTTTATCATGGTAACTATCAAAAAGTTTACCCGGAGTCTTTTAGAAGAGGTGAAACTCCTGTTGTAGCAAACTGGATAAAAGTAGCATGGGATAGATATGCTCGTATGATTGGTAAAGTACCAACTCATCATGTTACTCCAACTAATCTTTCAAGGAAACAACAGAAGAACTCAGATGAGATAGAAAAAGTTTTAGCTCACTATGACCAAGTTTCAAATATAAATCAAGTGATGTATAACTACGCATGGAATCTAGTTGGATTAGGGGCTGCATGTATGGGCGTTGTGCCCGACCCAGTTTCTAAAGGACCAAGATTTGTAACTAAAGACCCAAGAACAGTTTTAACTTTTCCAGGTGCTGGATCTGGATCTTATACTTCTACAGCTTATTCAACAATAGCTACTCCAGTAGTTCAATCACAAAGTATGGAAGCAATCATCATTAATGAATCCGTTAACCTAAGTTTAGTTCACGGTATGTTTCCAGATGACAGAGATTTAATTACAAAATTAGGTGGAGATGGAGACCCTCTTTCTTCTCCTAAGAAATTAATTACTTACATGGATAAAGAACATTGGATAGTAGTTTTTGAAGATGAAATACTGAAAGAAGTAGAACATAATCTAGGATTTGTTCCTTTCAGATACACAACTGTTACGGTACCAGACCAATTAGGCGGACAATCTCTATTTGAGCAAAACATTGGGTTGGTACTGTCTTTTATGAAAGTGCTTAACCAGAAATTAACTTACAATGAAAACTTAGTGTGGCCATGGTTAGTTATGAAAGGTTTAGCTAATGTAGACCAAACTAATCGTGTGATAGAAATTATGGATAGAGATGGTCAGGCTGACTTCTTGGCTCCCCCAGCTGAATTACAAGCTGAGAGAGATTTAGAAATGTTAGATGACCTAATTAGAATAATGAACCACGATACTGAACCAATGAGAGGTGAAAGCCCCTCATCAGTAGCAACAGGTAGAGGACTACAAGAATTAAATAGAGATGTTTCATCAACTGTTCAAGAATATTGGCAAAAGATGAAACCAGATATTGAATATCTAAAATCAAGTGCCCTAATACTTGATGAGAAATTATACGGTGGGTTAACCAAACCAATGACAGGTAGAATTAAAGGTGAATCCTTTGAAAGTACTTATTCACCAACAAAAGTTATAAAAGGACAACATAGTGTGTCTATTGACTTTGGTGTTGGAGTTGGTGGCTCAGAAGGTTTCGTAGAACTTATGCAACTTTCAGCCCAGGGTTTAATCGATGAGCAAACTGTTATGGAACAAATGCCATGGATTAAATCAGTATCAGATACTCGTAGGAAGATAATGATAGATAAATTAGAATTAATTATTTTTGAAATGACAGGTAATGGTCAACCAACACCAATTACTAATCATTTAATTCAATGGAGAACAGCAATAGAAGGTGGAACAGATCCATGGGAATGGTTATCTGAAAATCCATTGCCTTCTCCAGAACCAGAAGTGCCTGAGCAAGTAGCTGGACCTGAGGGCCCACCACTACCCCCTCAAGGAGGTCCAGTACCTGCTCCGTCACCCCAAAGTATATTACAACAACTAGGAGGATAAATGCCAAAAGGAATGGGATATACACCTAAAAATGGAGGCCAAAAAGGCGTACCATCAGGAGCAGGCACAATTAGAATTATGCCTGATAATGAAGGAACACCAGCTCATCATGTGGGCGGCAAACCAGGTGTAAAGAACAACAAACATGGTAAAAATGTCAGCATAGGTAAGAAGTAATGGCCACCGAAAATAGGGGTGGTGCAAGAGTACCCGATGGTGTCGCAAGACCCCAAGGGATTTTTGGTACTGGTGCTAATCAGAGAACTGATATGTCAGAGTTACCTGGTACACCAGGAACACCATTACCACCAGGATTAAATGAACCTGATATTCAAAGTTCTAAAAGAGCATTAGAAGGTTTATCTGGTTTAAATAAATTTGCACCTGCTGATGGATCTCAACCACTATTTGGGGAAAGCCAAGATGGGAATCCTGTTCAAGCAGGTATTAATCAAGGACCAGGTGTAGGTAATGAGGCCTTAATTAAAGGTCCTGTAGAAACTAATAACGAGGTTGCTTTACAAGAAAGTACAAGATACCTTGCTTTATTAAATAGGTTAGAAGCTACAGGTAATGTTAGCCAACAAACAAAGGCTATGTTAAGGCGCATGAAAAGTAAAACACCTATTAATCCTTATCAAATTAACTAATGGCTTTTAGAGATAGGGTCAATAAATTTATAGGTGGAGTTAAAGATATATTTCAAGCCCCTGTAGGTTTTCTTACAGATACATGGGCCTATTCTCAGGATGGTGATGGCTTATCAGGTCAAGAACTAAAAGACGCCATGGAACAAAATGCCGTTAAAGGTATATCAGGATTTGGTGATGTATACCAAGCCTCAGGTTTAAAAGGTTTATTATCACATACACCATGGGTAACAGAAACAGCTAAAGAAGTTTTTGATGAAACTGAACTTTTGTGGAATCACCAATTACAAAGAGAAAGAGAAGAAAATCCTGCTTTATTTGATATTAGCAATAAATATTTAGGTACAGATTTCGATCCAGGTGAGGTGTCTGTAGCTAAAGGTATTGCTGGTTTAGGCGGAGGTCTAGCTGGGGCTGGTAGAGCAATTGGAGAAGGTGAGAACCCATTTGGTCAAGATGTTTGGGATATGTCTACTATGTTTGAACAAGCAGAAAATACTTCTCCAGGTCAGATGATATTTGATAGAGCAACTGGTCTTAGTCAATTATCTTCAGAACAACAGAAAGAAATAAAGAACTCATGGCAATATGTTATGAGTACAGGTATTATGGATGGAATGGCTAGATGGAAATTTGATCCTTTAGTTGTAGGGGGTAAAGCTGGTAAAAGATATGGTGAAAGCCAAGGTCATTTTGTGGGTGTAGAAAAAGTATTTGGTAAAACAAAGAAGAAAATTGAAAGAGCATTAGGTCGTGAATTAAAAGGTTTAGATGATATAAAATCTGAAACCAGAGCTTATGACGCCGAATTAGGTCCTGCCTTAAAAGAAGGCGAGAATATGTATCTAATTATGGATGCTGATGAAGCCCGAGGAGCAGGCTTATGGGATGACTCCACTGAACTAAATTTAAGGGATGCTGAAGGAAAAATATCCCAAAACACTCCTCTTTATGCTAGAAGTCAAGCCTTAGTAGAAGAAGCTGGAAAACAACTACCCCCCGATTCCCCAATATTACAATGGGGTGAAGGTGGAGAAATATATCACTATATAGATATTTCTAAAAATGTAGATGTAGCAACATCTAAATCCAGAGAGTTATTTGATTTCTTTTTTGAATATAGTGGGGGTCCAGGTACAAGAAAATTAAGAGAAATTATAAATAAAGATAATAGTAAATTACCTAATGCTAATGATTTAAAAACTGTGTATAAACTTATTGATGATAAGTGGGATCTTTGGTCAGAAACCTCTAGTGCAGGTAAATATGGTGTAGCAAGGATGCCGGATGCTATGAAAAAAGCGGCTAAAGAAGCTGGTCTTGAAACAAAAGGTATTGAGGGTAGAGTAGGAAGTTTTGGTAAAAAGAGTATACATGAGGGTAAATTTTATGATATGTCTAAAGAAAGAGCCAAAGAGATTGTTACAGAATTATTTTTAAGAAAAATAGATGAAGGTTATCCTGGTGCAAGTACTTTTACTGACAGAATAGGAGCCCAAACAGGTCAAGCTGTTGCGGCTGGTGAAAAAGGTAAAGTAATATTTAGAAATAAAGAAGAAGCCATAGCGGCTGCAAAAGCCGATAGTAATTATAGAGTAGCTAATCAAAAAGTAGAGGCTTCAATGGGTAAATTTAATTTAGAAAATCCCACAGTTGTGGTAGAAATTAGTCCAGAAGGCTTACCTGTTATTGTACCTAGATGGGATGCAGATGGCGGTTGGTTACTAACAGATGTTAATAAAATAGAAAAATCTATGATAGTAAATAAAACAATATACAATAAAAATGATTATGGGGGAGCAACTGATTTACCTTTATCATTTTGGTCAGATAAAGGTATGAGAAGTCCTAAAGTATTTGAAAATTTAGATGAAGCAAGAAAAGCCAATGCAGATATTGTACAAGCGTATGAAGATGGTTCTTCTGCTTTCTCTGAAGGTATCATTTCTAATAATATTATGAAAAAAGAATATGGCGATACTGGATTAGTAGAGGCTTTATATAATCATCCAAGAATATTAAATGCAGTAGAAATAATGGAAGGAAAGAAATCACCAGGTTTAAGTACTAAAAAAGGACCTATGGGATCTTCTGAAATACATAACTACTTCTTTAAAAATGTACCAGATGGAGATGTAATGGCTTCTGTATTACATCAAGCTAAAGGCACAGAGGCTAAGATGGAAGTATTATTAGCTTTCATGGGTGTTCGTTTACCTAAAACTATTAATGGTGTGCCAGGTGAAGTAATGAACGACTTATATCGTAGAAATTTAGAAATGGCCAAATTAAAAGACCGAATTAAGGCTGTTAAAGCCGTAACAGAAACCACACCTGATAGTCATGTTAGATTTAGAAACGCTCTTAATGATGAAATCCAAGTAGCAGACCATGTGAAAGTTTATAGGAAAATTACTAAAGAGGGTGAATTAAAAGATGTAACCCCAAGTGAAGCAAAAACACTACAGGAGATAGATGACCTTATTGAGAGTAAATTTACTGATAGACCTTTAAGCACTTCAGTAGATGAATATTTAGCTATGAACTCTGATGAGGCTCAAAAGGCTTTATTAGATTTAGAACTTCAAGAGGCTTATATGAAGAAAGCTGATATTCTACAAGACAAGGCTTTAAGCCAATCTATAGCTGTGGCCTCAGCAGATGAAATGGCTGGGATGTTACAACATGTACCTTATGCTTCTTTTGGTAAAAGACTTCAGTATTCAGTAAGAACTAATAATGCTTATCAAACTAGCCCTTTATTAAAGCCTGTAAGAAGTGTTATAGAAATGCAACCAAGAAAATGGATGAACTTATCAGCTAGTGATGGTCACCAACAAATATCATTACTGTTAAAAGAGGCAAACTCTAGGTTTGGTCAAATGTTTACTCCTGATGAGGTAACTAAATATATGGATGGGTTTTTAAATAGAAGAAGGGATACAGATAGATTTCAACATGTGCTAAGAGTTACTGAGGATATTATTACAAGAGTTGCAGAAAAAGAAGGTTTAAATGCCCAAGAGATAGCTGAGATGATTTCTGATATGAATACAGGTGTTAATAAAACTAAAAACTTCTTAGAAAGTAGAAGGTATGGTCCACAATCAAGTAAAGAAATTAGGAGTGCATTAGCAGAACAAGGTGATGATTTAATGAAACAAGTTAGTAGTGAAGTGGGTCATTATGGTGATACTGTTAAATACTGGGATCCTGAGGCTGGACAATATGTACAACAAGTAATGCCTTTAATGGGTACACAATTAGCTAACTGGGTACCACTAACTGATTTGAGATTATTACAACAAGAGGTTAGAAAAAGAAGTCAGATTTACTCTTTAGTAGGTTATACCAAAGGCAAAGAAATACTAGAGGCTTCAGGTGATAGTTTTTATTCTGTATGGAAACCAACTGTATTATTAAGAGGTGGTTGGCCTATCAGATTTGTGGCTGATGAACAAATGAGAATTTTAGCTAAAGGTATATCTTTATTAGACCATATAATGGCTATATCAAAAACAGAAAAAGTTGGTCATAAAATATGGGATAATCAAGTAATAAAGGCTTTAGGGGATAGTAAGTCTACTGCCGCTGGAGCAGCCGCTGGATTAATTTTATCCTCACCTATAAGAATAGGTACTCAGGGCTTAGTATTAACTTCAAAAGTAATGAATAAGTTTATTGAATTAATACCAGGTAAAAAACAGAAATCTCATTTAATGGATCAAATAGGTGGAGAACTTGAACCTTTAGTTTCAGCTAGAGCAGGTTTTGCCACTCCTACAGATAACATATTAGAACAATATGGTAGTTTCTTTACAAAACAAGAATTAACTTTAGCTAATAAATATAAAGCTAAAGCTAAAACAGGTCAGTATCAACCTATAGCTAAAGGTGAACAAGGTTATGCAACTGGTTGGTTAAGAGCATTAAATTACCAAATAATGGGTGATCCTCTTGGTAGAAGGGCTGTGAAATCAGCTTGGAATGCCGTAGATGAAGCTCTTGAAATTTATCCTAATGCTACTACAGACCAAGTGTTAGCTATTATGCAAAGAAATATGCACAAAGAATTCCATAAGTATTTTAAAACTGAGAAAGGTGTAGATTATGTTAATCAAATGCCTTGGAGAGGTGAAAGTGTTAAAGGTGCTAGATGGGTAGAAGATTGGTCTGATGATATTTTAGATATGGTTGCTCAATATACTATGTTAGCTACTTCAGGACCAACTAAGGTAACTAGAGATTTACTTAAACAACTCTATACTGGAAAACTATCCACTTCAACTTTAAATAAAATACCTGACCAGTTTAGACCAGCAGTAATTCATGGTGAAGAAATAGCCCAGATATTTGGTAATGATGGTATGGTTAGAAGTTTCTTTAAAGGTTTTGCTGTTGAAGGGTTTGAAGGATTTGGTAGATTACCTTCTGATGTGTTAAGTAGAAATCCAATGTTAAGAAGTTTATTTGCTAATGAAGTAGGTAGAAGGTCTAAATTAGCTATTAAACAAGGTCAGAAAGAATTTACTGTAGCTGATATAAATAAAATTACTAGACAAGCTAAAAAGGGTGCTATAGAAGAAACCCAAAGATATATGTATAATATTGCTGAAACTCCTAGAGCAGCCTCTACTATGGTCAGATTTTTAATACCTTTCTTAGGTGCTAATGTTGAGATATTAAAAGTGTGGTCAGGGTTAATTAGAAGGGATCCTTCAATTATAGGTAGAGCTAACCTAGTATGGCAATCACCTGAAAGAGCTATTAATACACCTGATGGGTTCTTTCAAGGTGCTGGTGGTGGATACACAATCATAACTGAAGATGATGAGGGTAGAAAATATTTGACTTTCACCATATCAGAGGCTTATTTAGAAGATAAAGACTTATATGGTTGGAAGAAATATCTTGCTAATTCTAAATATAAATTTGGTAAAAACTCTTTCAATATGGTAACTCAAAACCCTATAGGTAATGGTGGACCAATAGTTCAAATGGCTTTTAATGAACTAGCTATAAAAAATACAGAATTAGAGAAAACTGCTATAGGTGAATTTGTGCTAGGTTGGGGTGTTAAAGGTGGTGAGGGAATTCATACAAGAATATTAGGTGGTCAATCCCCAGCAGTTAGAACAGTAGCAGAGGAACTAAACTTTGTTGGTGATTATGATGGCCAGAAAAGAAAAATTACAAATGATGTAATTACTTACATAGATACCCAAGTTAGATTAGGTGAAGCTCAGCCTATGAGACCAGAAGAAATAATTGATATGGCTAATAAAGTATGGTGGACATACGCAATAGTTAAATACTTTTCACCTTCTGCTCCTATAGTAGAAAGTCCATTAGTACCTTATATAGAAGCCTATAGGGGTTTAGTTGAACAATATGGTTCTAATGAAGGTACTGAACAATTTATTAAACAATATGGTGATGAGTTCTTTGCTGTTACTAAAGGTAGAACCACAAGTAAAACTGGTATACCGCCTACACAAGAAGCCGAAGAAGCAAGAGAACCTTTTAAAAAATTACTATTAGATAACCCAGAATATTCAAGAGTTATACTAGGTGATATTTATGATGTAGGTGAGTTCTCATCAGCCGTCTATGCGGCTCAGATGTCAAGCACAATAGATAGAGAGTTTGGAGCAGAAATGTTAGAATTATATGGTCCAGAAAGAGAGTATAAAGAATACACATCAGAGGATTTCTTACCCGATGGTAGATTAGTAGAAGTAGATGTAGATTTAGGCTGGCAAAAATATGGTAAAATAATTGATGAAGTAGAAGCCTATAGAATACAATATGGTTTCCCAAATCTAAGAGTGAAAGAAGCGGCAAAATTAAAAGCATGGAAAGATGAGAAAATCAAAAATCTAAAAGAAGAACACCCAGGATGGGCAGAAGATTATGATACTCCACCTAATACACAAGCATGGAATAATAAAATTAAAGATTTAGAAAGAATTGTTGAAGCTGTATTAGATCCTTCAATTACTGCAGACCCTACTACAAGACCTGACTTAATTGCATTAATGACTTACTTAGATTTAAGAGCAGAAGCCAAAAGTCAGTTATCTGATAGAAGATACAAAACTTTAGAGGCCCAAGCTAATGCAGGCTTTAAAGAAGCCTACTTAAAAGAAATTGATAAGATACTAGACAAATATCCTGAATTTATTAGTATATATTATAGGTACCTTGAAGGGGACAATCTTAAATGATAAAACTGTATAACGAATTATTAAACAAAGCATTTAATGGGGCTTTAAGTGAAAGAGAAGCCCAAACTCTAAAAGCCTTGGATGAATTAATAGATACAGAAGAAAAACATGATGAAGGCTTACAAGATTTAGCAGATTATTCGTGGGCTTTTGGACCTAATACTAAAGAAATGTTAGATGGAGCTGAAGCAAATATTAAAGCAATGGGTCAGAGTTTAGTAGAATTTAGAGGTACACCAGAAGGAGATTTTTTAAATAGACAAGCAGTTGACCCTATACAAGTAATAGGAGGCTTAGATTCCAAATCAGCATTATTGGATGCTATGGCTTCTGATAACCCTATAGAGAAAGCCGCTGGTTATTATAACGCAACAGGATATGTGCCAGATGATGTAATGGCTAAATACACAGAAGCAGTAAAACCTATTGAAAATCTTTCCGAAGCTCTTAGTGAAGTAGAAAATATACTAGCTGATGTACCTGCAGAAAAACCTGAAGGGTGGTCAGATAAAGATTGGGCAACATTAAGATATGGCCCATCATACCCAATTCCTGAAGGTGAAGGTCCTAGTGATTATGCTAGAGTAGCCGGTAAATGGATCTTATCTTTGGGACTACCATTGGGAGGAACAGCTTTAGGTATTTATACAGGTCAACCTTTATTAGGTACAGCGGCCGGGGCAGCTATAGCTCCACCAATGCCAATTAATGAAACATTAGAATTAATGGATGAAGAAACTAGAAGTGTGTTTACAGCTATATTAGCCAATAATGCCTATATAGCCACATTGGCAGGTATATCTGTAGGTGCTGAAAAGAAGAATTTAAAAGCCATAGATGATATAAGTAAGACAGCAGTAGCTAAAGAAATAGCAGAAGCTGGAACAGAAGCCGCTGAAACAGGTGCTAAAGGTGGATTAATAAATAGGCTTAAAGGTAATAATATGTTAAACTTCATTAAAAAGACAGCCAATTTTGCAATGAAAAGATGGAAAGGCCTAACAGCGGTTTCAATAATAGGTAGTGCAATATGGAGTGTAAACTTTGGGGAGGGTGCTAATCAAGATCCTGTAACCGAAGAACAAGTGGTTTTACCCGCAACAGAACTTTCAGAAGAAGAAACAACAGAAGAAACAACAGAAGAAACAGAGGAAGAAACAAATTTTGATGGTGGTTCAGAAGATGAGGCTGCAGGTTTAATGGGTAAAGATGAGTTTTCAAGATTATATGGTTGGTCAGATTTAGGTGATAAAACTGATCCAACAACTACTATACCTAAAGCTCAACAATTAGGAGATGGTGTTTTTCAAGGATTTGATTATAGCGGAAACATTTACGAAGGTCAACAAAATTATGTGGGCCCTGGTGAATGGAACTATACACCACAGTTTTTACCTCCTGGTTCTACAATAAATAATAAAGCTATGCAAGAAATACAAGTAGGTGGTACGAGGATGACTATGATGGCTTTTATAGGCTTAACTGCTTCCAATTATAATATACCGCCTGAAATACTTTATGGTATGATTGAACATGAAACCGGGGGAACTTGGGATCCTACAAAAGCCTCTACTGTACCTGGAGAAGATAGTTTAGGATTAGCTCAGATTAATATGGCTTGGTTTGGTGAAGGTACAGAAAATCCTGAAGGTCATATACCAGAAGGCCATGAATTTATTTCAAGAGAATTAGCTTCAGACCCAAGATATGCAATAACCTTTTTAGCTCATAATGTAAGAAGAATTGCAGATAACTATGGTGGTAATATAATGGCTGGTGTGATTGGTCATAGAGGTGGTGGAAAAGCCGCAAGACATTATGTTAATAATAATGAGTTTTTATCTAAAATGGATAAAGAGTATGTAGAAGCAGTTACAGGCCATGCAAGTACTTTAGGATTTTTCGATAGTAAAGAACAATTTGATTTTGGGGGTGTTGGCACTAAAAGAGAATGGGATCCATATAATGCAACCCCACAAGAAGGTGTTAATTTATTTATAGATGATATGGTAGAAACCATGTTAGGTGTAAAAGCTAGTCAAGAAGATTATGATTATTGGACTCCAAAGTATCATGACGCCCATAGAAATGTTTATGAAGGTACTCAATTAGCATTAGATAAAGGTGCTAGATATGAAGGAAAATCAGTAACTCAAAAGATGGATGAACAAATGGAAGAAACTGGTGAGTATAAATTTGCAGATGAAAAGAAAAATTACCAAACAGTACAAGATTGGTTTACCAATAATGTAATGGGAGCATTTGATATATAATGGTACAAATGGTGGTCTATGGACCAAACGGAGCTAGAACTACTGCTAACACAAAACCTGATGAAACAGGTACTTCAGAGTATGATAGATTATTAGCTGGTTTAGAACCAGGAAGAGAAGGATATAAGAACGCCGAACAAAACTTTGGGGCTCCTACATTAT